ATTAAATTTAATTTGTTGACTATTTAAAGGTGGTGATGTACATTTAATTAAATTGTTTTTACTTAACAAAGGTAAGTTATGAGAGATTTAACAGAAGAAGAATTGAAATTAGCGCCTGATTGGGCTACGCATTATTTTAAAGATGATGACGGAGATATATTGTTTGAGTCCACCAATGGATATCAGTGGGCTGTAGGGTTAAAGCTAAAGAAAAGGGTGGTAGTTAGGGGTTATAGCGTTAAGCTATCAAAGCCGATAAAACCATTTGAAATAAGCCGGTATCAATTTTCAGATAAAGACATTAGGTTTTCTAATTTATGCAATTCAAAAATGGAACTTGCTCTTGACGACTGCGGAATTGAGCATTACTTTACGCTACATAAAAACGACGCCATAGCAATAGCTAAGACCTTAGGTATAACAGCAAAAGACTTAACCTAGGCACCAAATTTAACTATCAACGGTATTTCACAATAAGGGCGGCTATCATCAAGCGGATATGGCCCACCTTTTCCTAGCGCCTGAATTGCTATAATGCACTCGTCAGAACTAGCAAAGTTCTTACGCAACCAGTTTCTAATGTCATCAGTTAAGCCCGTAACTATTGGCGCATCATCAAGATTAGCTTTACCAAATACATAAACGCTAACAGGGTATTGACTAAAGTTAACAGACCCGTCTGCTATTTGGTCATTGCCAGCTAATCGCACTTGCAACAATCTTTGATCGCTCGGTAATTCTGTCAAATCAACCATACCAGATGCGCTTAACGTTGCGCCTTGCGCATTGCCTTGGTAGTCGGTAAATGAAGCCAACAACCCACTTGACCGAATGTGATTTAGTACGCGCTGACTTTCAAAATCTGCTAGTAGTGTCATATTTTAAATATCTCTAAGTATTTCTGAATATTGGCTTTACCCTCTGGTGATTCAAAGCCGTATTCTAAAAAGTGCGGTGTCGCGTTAGGGTTCCAAGCTGGGCCTTTCTTATTTGCTGGCGCTCTTGGTTTCCACTTGTAAACGCCATCGTTAAGAATTGACGCATACATAGTATTGTAGCTTAGCGTGCCTTTTATATACCCTACACCTTTTGTCACATCAAACATCTGGCTATTGTGCAGCGTGCCAAACTCAAGCGGCGCTTTCTCCTTTGACAAAATACCAGCCTGAGCGCCAACAGCGTTAATAAACTGCAAGCTTTTCTTGTTGGTAACATCACCGACAAAGCTTTTCATTCTGGCTTTTATTTGATTAGCTCCGACAACTGGCATAGTTATGGTCCTGTAAATTCTGAGCCTAAAAAATCTAAACCTTGGTCGTCACCAATGCCGCTTGAGCCGCCACCAATAAGTGGCTCGTAGTCATCTGAAATAATAGTCCATTTTTCTTCTTTAAATTTAATCATGTAATCACCTTTTGGTTAGTTTGTAAATGGCTTTGCCATTGTCAATCTTGTGGAACTTATATGAGTAAGTGCAGCTGTCATCATATATTAACTTGCTAAAACCCAATGCAATTACAGCTAAAATAATCACGTAACAATCTCCAAGTCGTCAATATCACCAAGCTCTGAGCAATCCTGTAGCGCGACAATTCGTATTGCCTCAGCCTTATCTGCATCACTGGGTTTAGCTATTAAGCTTTGGTCTCCTAAAGCTATAAAGTCACCATATGATGGATTTTCACTAAGCACCTCAAGCCAAAATGTAGACTGAGGATTAAACTCAACTCCCATAGTATCAGTTCGGTTTGTGCTGCCACCTTGTTGATAGCACGCTTGAGTAGTTACAACATCATAAGTCGTAGTTTTTTCATTACCAAAGCCAGACGTACGCTTAAACCATATGGTCACAGTTTTATTTGATGTTTCGCGAGTTTCTATACTCATTGCGGATTGTCCGCAGGGTAAACAGTACCAGCAGTGCCAACAAGGAAATACGAATCATCAGTAGGCAAGCAGAAATTAGTATCGGACTTATATGCAGCCTCTAGTAGCGCATTATCATATTCACCCGAATCACCGTATTTGTTTTGCTTGAAGTTACGACTTGCACCGTTAGGAGCTTTACGGCTTGTTACTTGACTCTCACCGCTCACTGCTTGCAATGTACCAGCCATGTAGCTGTTTGCTATATCATCAGCAATAGCTTCATCGTAAGAGCTTGTGAGGCATGCGTAAATACTTGCAAATGCGTCAATCTTGGCTTGAATAACAATATCGTTACCAGTGCCGCCGTATGCCTTCACTGTTTCTAATGTGAACGCCATTGTCAAACCCCCATGAAGCCAAATGATTTAATTAATAAAAAGGTTATTGATGCAGATATCATTGCACCAATAAGAAACCCAATCACAAATTTGAAATCTGAACTTGTATCTGCGTTATATTTTATACCAACATACTGCACGGTAGGCGGCCCTTCCAACTTGCACTCATCTATATTTGGATTCATTTCATTAGCTGAATGCATCATGCACCTCCAAAAACCGGTATTCCTGCCGCTTTTGCTGCAACAGCTAGAATTCCTATGCAAAAAATAGGGATACCCCACTTAACAAGCACGGAATCAAATATCTTTTTTATGCCGCCGACCCAGTTAATATACTGCTGGTTGTCGTCCATTTTATCCTCCACCTTAGTCAGTCTAATGTCCATATTAGCATCACGCTCAGCCCTTACTCGCTCTTGAATTACAAGCTCATTAACCGAGTTTGCCAGATTACTTACTGCCGCTGACATTGATTCAATATTTTTATTGATGTGCCTTATTTCTGCTGCGTTTTCATCACTCATAATAATCTTTTGTTGATTTGCCAATTTTTAATAGTATACCAAAAATATAGGAAAGCGTAATTATTGCGCAGGAAACTGAAAGCACAAGCAAGCTTATCCACCATATCGTCAATGATGGATCTTGGTTTATAAAGCGATATAATGAGGCACACATGAATGAACAAAATGATGTTCTCATAATTACGCCAAGTAAGCGTCTCAGTGTATGCATTTATATACGAGTCCCAAGTCATCAACAGTAAGAATGAAATCATTATAGCACAGCACAAAAGGGTGTTTCTGTTTGTTGTATTGCGTATATGTACGCCAGCAATGCATAGCCATGATATAAGGTATGCGCAGTAAAATGAAAGCCCATATATTGGAGCACTTAATCTTGATGGTATAAAATCAATAAGCACTACAATCTCGCATAATAAAAAAGCCATACCAAATAGGTATGACTTTCTAATAGTTAAAATATAGGCAATAAAAATTACATTACTTAGATTTTGGCTTGTTACCACCTTGCTGTGCTGGACGGCTAGGCTTAGAAGTTCCACCCATATCAAAAAATCCTCAATCATATTAATAGAGCCTATATTGTAGCATTAAATTAATCCATGCGGCTTTTTCATAACTCTATAGCGCTGCCATCTTGTACCAACCGCGCTAATCAATGCGACCTTTGCAGCCTCAAGTATTTCGTATATGTCGTCAAACTCACAAGGCTTTATTTCTCTTATCAATCTGTAACTTTGCTTTGCATCGTAATCATGCCAAGTCTCATCAAAAAACTTGCCGCCTTTGGAGTTGATAAAGTGAATTACACCCCTCTCCCCACCAGCCCAAGCAAGCCAAACCTTATCACCCCTGCCAGCTCTATATGCCGCTACAGCATTGGCATGGCAAGCTCTATTTGACAGGGCAAACTCTGCATTTATTAGCTTGTCACTATCAACTTTAGGGTAGTGGGTTACAGCAAACGCATTTACTCTTTTTCGAATGTCACTCATAAATCACCATATTCCTTTGCAGCTAAATCGAACTGCTCAACTTTATTTATCATGTTTTTAACTTGAGTATAAGTAACCCCTTTGCTTGATGAGCTCTCGTTAATACCCGCCCCGTTATCTATGCAATCAACTGTAGCAGCTTGAACTTTTCGGTTTACCTCTCTGCCACCCATTACCTGAGCCATAACCTCAATCTTTGACATCGTGCTTGAAGGCCAGTTTGATAAAGCATGATGCGTTGGCACCAATCTTTTTACAGCCAATCGCTTGCCGTGATACTTTATAATGCTGCCATGTGGTAATTCATTTTCATAAGCATCTCTATCAAACAGGTAAAGTCTTGCTGACTCAATCAGTTTATCGCTAGGATTAACACCAGACAACACCTTTCTAAGTAGTGAGAGTAAGTAATCGAATTGCTCTACAGTTGATATAGGGTGGTCTTTGCTGGTGCTAGGAAGCAGCTCAAACTCACCTTTAACTAAGTTAATGCCCATGCCGTTTAGCATGCGGTTGTTAATTCTGCCAACCAAGTTTAATTCGCTAATCTTTTCTTGTGATAGTTTTGTCATTTATTTACAGCCTCTAATTAAGATGAGTTAAGTATATATCTAAAATTAATTATTGACAACACTTGAAGTTTAAATTAAATTTAGTGCAACTTAACTGAGAGGGTAGAGATTATGAGCATAACAAAAGGCAAGTGGGAGGCTGTAGAGAATGACCACTTTATTGATATTAAAGTAGATGGAAATCCTATAGCTCAGGTTATTGTAAATCAATATGCTGATGTAGATAAAGAGCAAATGCGAGCTAATGCGCGAATGATGGCGCTAGCTCCTGAGCTGTGCGAGCGCCTAAGTAAGGCTAATGACGAGATTGCTTTTTTGATAAATATATACAACAAGAAGGTTAAAGACCCTGCTAATTTCATAGATGCTGAAACGTGTCACGACAATCAGCTATTCATAGCAAAATTAAAAGGCGAGCTTTAAATGCTGCACTTTCTAGCTGAGTACGGCTTATTATTCTTTGGTGCTATTGCTGTAGCGCTTTGTATTGGTCTGCAAGTGGTGGATTTTATTATTTGGATTAGCGGAGAGTAAGTATGAAAGGTAAAGTTCAGTGTTTTTATAATGCAAATTATAATTATGGCGCATATGATGGGCAGTCTAAGTTTGTGTGGGGGTTTAGCTGGTTTTACCTACTTGATAGTTCAGAGCCGCTAACGGAGCAGATTCTAAAAGCTGCAAAGCTAGAAAAGAGCGATGTTTTTAATTTGAATCTAACGGCATTTACGCCTTTCACTAACGAAACTTTAGAGGGGAAATAACATGGCATTACAAGAATATAAAGCAGGAATGGCGCAGGATGTTTACGATGAATATCATCATTGGGCGAATATTAACGTGCAATATAAACCGTGGTTAATTGCCGTGCGTGATAATAACCGCAAGCTGAAGAAGCTAATTGATAGAGCGCGTGACGGTAAGAAAAGCAATCCAACTGTGTTTATGGGGTGTTGATATGGTTAAATTAAATCACATGAATCTGTGCGGCAGTCAAGTGCCTACCGTTGGTGATGTTCTTGTAGTGCAAACTAGAAAGAGCAAAGATGATAAGTTTCTAGCATCTGTCAAGGAGGTTGTTAATGGCAATGAGGTCATATTGCAGAAGTCAACAAACAGCTTTTACAACCATGACAAGTATTACACCGGCGAGTCTTGGGTTAAAAGGATTTGGAATTTGGGTCAGATTAAATTAACTGCGGCAACAAATAGCATGGATCAATTTGCTGATAAATAAAAACAAAGCCCTCGCAACGAGGGCTTTTTGCTATCTACCTTTCTGAGTCCTTTCAATCTGCAACTCAATATCATAAATAGATGCTGTACCACCTATTGACGTTATTTTTGGTATGCCGCCATTAGCTAAAAATGTAGCGCCTGCGTAGCCTGGCATTACAAAGTTAAATGGTTGCTCTGTGTTTGCGCCCTTAATAAACAGTCGACTATCAGGGAATATAATCCCAAATGTGCCGCCGATATCTATGCCAAAGCTTAATGATGCGTTAGATGCTGAGCTAGTCTTAGCTTTGAATCTATACGTAAACACCATTTTATCTAACTCAGTATCGGGTGTTATTTTACCCGTTACGGAGTCGTAAAATGAAGTTACACCTGTCGGCAGTTGTGACGTTATAGTTTCGCCTGAATTATTAGGCAATGCCAAAGTCTGCCCTGACTGCACAACAAAAGCAGATGCTTCCGTATATTGCGTATCAGCATAGCGCGCCCAGCCTGTATTTTCATCTATAATACCTTGCACATCAGCAGCAGTTAATCCGCCAGTGCTTATTCCTAGTTTAAAGCTCATTTAAAATAATCCTCGTTTTATTTTCTGTCAGAGTGAATCACCCTCAACACTGCCTTTTTCGTCTAATCTATACCAAGTCATATTAAACCTGTTCGATAATTTGCACCGTGATTAATCCATTTCTAACAGGGCTAGACACAAATGCGCCCGAGTCGTTTAAATTATTTGAAGCTTGTTGGTTGTAAATGATAGGTAATCCGCCAACCAAGTTAGTTGGCGCTTCGGATTTAGCCCATAAATAAATGGGCAGCGAGCCTTTGTTTACAACTAATAATTGATCCCCAACTGTTACTACTGGGAATCCTGCTTGTGCGTTAAGTGCTGCGTATAAATCTAGCGGTACGCCTTTTGGCACAATTATGTCAGGTCTAGTATCTGCCATTTTAATTCCTCACTTAAAAATTGTGTGCCGCCAAATTAATGGCGGTGTTTTGTTAGGCCGTTCTGGTTAAAGATAAACCAGATAACATACCGAAACCTAGCCCGTCAAGTGATTCTAGTGTTGCGTTTATCTCCCCGTTGCCATCAACTGTAACTGAACCTGTAGCCGTAGGGGCTACGCCACCTGATACTTGTGTTGTGGTTAATGATATAACAGTGCCATTAGCTGTAACTTTGGACGTTGATGCTGCATCGTTGTACGCTGCAACGATAGACATGTCAAATACAGTACCAGCCGTAAGACCTGAAATATTAATATTCATAGTCTCACCAGTGTTGACGTAAGACGCACTCTTCAATAGATAATGATTTTGCAAGGATACAGTTTCATTCCCCGCGTTACCACTACCTGATGTCGTTCGTGTATTTATACCAGAAGTCACCATGTAAGAT